AAATGAAACTAACTAAAATATTCACACTACTAGAGCAGCTCGCTGAAGGCGGATGGGACTCAACAGCTACTCAAAGTACAGTTGTTACCCCTGCTGTAGTAAAACGTGCTCTAACAGTTATACAAAAGTTTGCAGCAGATTTTAACCAATGGTTACTCAAGCAAGGGTTAGACGATCAAATCAAAGTTGGACATCCACTTGGTAGCAGCGCATACCATGAAGTAGATCCAGAGGAAAAGGTATACGGCGATATCGATCTGCAAATCGTTGTACCGGATATGGAAGGTACTCACTCTGCGATGCAAAATCTGTGGAACGCTCGACAAGATCAATTCTTACAAGACACTCACCCAGATTATGTGCTGATGGATGCTGGCGAAAGTAAACCAGGCCACCCAATCTGCAAAATAGGTCCAGATCAATACGTGCAGGTTGATTTTATCTGGCATATTGAACGTAATGCAGAGTGGGGACGGTACCGAACCACTCCAGAGCGTGGATTGAAAGGTCTGTTGAATGGCAACATGTTCTCTGTGCTTGGGTCACTGTTGGATATGAGTATCCAACACGCAGGCGTGCAGTTAAAAGTATCCGCGGAAGGTAAGCAAGTGCCATTCACAAACCGCAAGAACGTCACACTACACACAATTTCAACTTCTCCAACAACATTCATTCTTGATATTTTGTACTATGTTGCAACTCAATCTGGTCTTGATCGTAAGCAAGTAAAAGTTTCCTCGCAATTAAAATCTCACCCAGGTGTACAAACAGATAATGTCAAAGTGCAAGCACTAGCGCAAGGCATTAGAGGCCTCGCGCAAAGTTTTGAATTAAACCAGTTATATGGTAAGGGGATGCTTGCTGCATATGACTCAGTCGACTCGTTCTTGCATGCATTTACCGAAACGTACGCTACGAAAGTTAAAAACGAAATCGCATCAGCCAAGCGAGATAAAGCAGCCACCCCTGAAGCAATTGCTCGGGCTGATCAAGATAGACAGGTGATTCAACAAGGGTTAGACACTGTATTATCGTACTTCCAATAAATACCCCATCATTTAAGCAGCACCCATGTCAAAACAATTAACCCCGTCCATGATCGACACCCTTCGTAGAGAGTATGCGAAGATTGATCGTATTAATCCAGACTCTGCCAATTACAAGAACTTGGTTGCTAAGTTGGATAAATCTACACCAGAGATTCTACAACAACTTGCTAACTCAAACATCAAATTTGTATCCGGGCTTGCCCGCAATCGTGTTAAAAAATCACCCGCTCGTGTAGAAGAAGATAGTTCACCATCGTCTACCCATTCTGAGATTCTATCGAAGATGACCAGCGAACTCATGGCTCAGCCGTTCCTATCTGACGAAATAGCATACAAACGTGCAGTCCGTCGTTTACTGGTTGATAAGCCGGTGATTCCGGCAGCTCAAGTTGAACAGTTTGTTCGACGTTACATTAGCGCAAATCCGTACAACAAATATAAAGCATTGAAACGCGCATCGTCTAACCCTATGCAAGCAACTCCAGAAATCCAACAAGAAGCCACAACGCTTGTAAAGACACAAACGAGTGGCAAAAAGACTGCTAAAGTCTATAAGGATACTGAGACTGGTGAATTTATTGTTAAGTTTTACGTTGACGGTAAGTATCAAAAAGATGCTGACTATCATACTGATAGCAAACAAGATGCTATGGATACAGCAAAAACCGAGACGAAAAAAGCTAACGAGAGTGTCGTTCGTGAAGCTGAAGCAGACGCCGCTGGTAAAGATGATAGCGATCCACGTGACATTGAAAAACGTACTCCAGAAGAACTAGACCTCGACTGGATTAGTAAATTCGACTTGGGTGAGATCAAAGAGGCTATCCAGAAAATCATCGACCACTTATCCGAAACGGATGATGAAGAACAAATCGACTTGCTGCGTAACGACATCCGTATTCTTGACAATTTGCACGGCGCGTTGGGTAAAAAAGACAGCGCTGAAGTCAAGAAAAATTGGAAAATCGCAAAGTCTGAAGGTTCTGCAGAACACCTGCACGATGAGTTCAACCGTCGCATGGACGATGCTCTTGAATCAAAGTCCATGCGTGAAGGTTACATCGCCGAGACGGAAGAGCGTAATACGTACAAAACTAAGTCAAAGTGGGATAAAGCAGCTCGTCAGTTCCGTGTTAAAGACACTGGTAAATCAAAGACAGCGTACTGTAAAGATACTGGTGCTATGATGGGCCGTTGGTCTGGTGAAAAAGGTTGGCTCGAAGTTTGCTAAGCTAACCTAAACCCTCTGGCAGCTTGTGTAGTAAATACCCTATTATTGAGTATTGAAATGCAAGCTGTTCCCACCTCCCATCCACTAGAGCAAGTATTCGATCTTGAGACTAACTCTACTCAACGCTCGTTAGTTACGCCTACTCCTATCGAAACTTTACCAGCTGTTGTTACTGCTCAGTATGACGATAAAGATTCGTCGATCGATAGTGAACTCGCCGCAGTCCACGCAGAAGCGATGGCGGTTGCTAATGAGATGAAATCTCAAATGACGTTTGCCGATCCACGTGGATTGCCGCGAATGGGAGAAGTCGCAATTCAAGCACTTAACACTGCTTTAGATGCTATTAAGCAAAAAGCCGACATCAAGAAACACAAAGATAAACTAGCCGCTTCTGGTGGAATCGATGCTGTGAATAACGTCACAAACAACACTCTAATTATCGATCGCAGTGCACTGTTGGATCGTATTATGGCTGGGGAACTATAAGACTCCCTCGCCGTAAGGTGACTTTTTTCGCTGGCATTCGGCTAACTTTAATAAATAAAGTAAATACGCCCACACTCAGTGCGCAATATACCCGCAAAGGACATTTAAACATGGCAACCGAAATTTTCCAAAAGCTACTCGAAAACGATGTGCTGAATGAAGACACCAGAGCTTCTATCAAGACAGCTCTCGAGACTATTATTCAAGAAGCTAAGGACCAAGCTCGTGCAGAAGTTACGGAAGAACTAACTGCCCGCTTTTCAGAAGACTTCGTAAAAGAACGTGATACCCTAATCGAGTCGATCGATGAGATGGTGTCTAAAGCTGTCATCGAGCATACTGAACAAGCCGGCAAATCATTGTCTGAGCATATCGAATCCCACGAAGCTGACATCGCTGCGTTCCGTGACCTAGAAGCTGAACAAGCAACTCGTCTAGTCGAATCGCGTCAAGAGCTCGTCGAATCGACAAAGAAGGATATCAAGGTTCTAGTTGAAAAGCTAGACGCATTCTTGGATACCGCGATTATTGAAGAATTTGAAGAGATCAAAGAAGACTTAGTTGAATCTCAACGTCTGGCACTTGGTTCGAAAATCTTCGAAGGCTTCCGCGCTGAATTTGAGCAATTTTACCTACAGAGCACTGGTGTTGCTAGTAAGGTCACAGAACTGTCCGAACAAGTTAAAGCTGCACAAGCTGAAAACGAAGGACTAAAAGAAAGCCTTGCTGCTGTAACACGCACAACTACAATGTCGACAGTTTTGTCTTCATTGGAAGGCAAATCACGCAAAGTGATGGAAACAATTCTAGCAACTGTCGCTACTGACAAATTGCAAGAGACATACGAACGATTTATCGACCGTGTGATCAAGGAAGGTGCTACCGCACCTGTAGCCGGGACCAAATCAGAGAAGGAAACTAAAGAAGTACTAGCTGAGTCGAAAGTAGATCCCAAAACTGTAACGCTGAAGACTGGTGACACAAAGGCTAAACAAGCTGTTGTGACCGAAAGTGTTGGACTATCCGAAGCTGATAAGAAACGCCTATTGGCGACTGCGGGATTAGCGTAATATTTTTACGCAAACTCACTAAAAGGAAATTGAAATGAACTTATTTGAAAATTGGAGCGAAACGAAAGAAGTTTTGCTAACTGGCCTACAGGGCGAAAAGCGTAAAGTTGTTGACACTCTTCTTGAGAATCAAAAAACTTACAACCTAAACGAATCCGCAGCTTCTGGCTCAATCGCTGCACAAGATATCGCTGGCTTCCGTAACATCTTGATCCCTATGATCCGTCGTATTATTCCTGGTACGATTGCAACTGAACTAGTTGGTGTACAGCCAATGAAGGCTCCAGTCGGTATCGTTTACTCGATGCGTTACAAGTACAACGAAACTCTAGCTGCTCCTGGTACAGTGACAGCCGGTGAAGAAATGTTCGGCAATGCTGAACCAGTTCGTCGTTACTACTCCGGTGCTACTGATACTGCTCCTGCTGCTGGTGCATCTGGTATTGATAGCGGCACAGGTCAACCAAACATCACAGGCATTCCATCTGGTCAAGGTTGGGGCGCAAATGCTGGTCACTCGGCACTAGACGGTTGTACCGTTGGTGGTTCTGGTGGTCAACTAGAAGGTTCTGGCGGCCGTAAGGTTTCTTTGGAACTAGTGTCACAAGCTGTTGAATCAAAGAGCCGTAAGCTACAAACTGGTTGGACCATCGAAGCGATGCAAGACTTGAATAGCCAACATGGTATGAACATCGAAACCGAAATGACGACAGGTATGTCTGCTGAAATCGTTCAAGAAATTGACAACGAAATCATCAGCGACTTGCTAGCTCTAGCTGGTACAGTTTCTAACTGGGATGGTTCGCTACCTGGTGCCCCTGGTTACTATCGTCCAACATTCGGCGGTGATCGTTTTGCTCAACTAGGCATTATCATCAACTACGTCGCGAATGAAATCGGACGCAAGACTCGTCGCGGTACTGCTAACTTCATCGTAGTTTCCCCAATGATCGTTTCTATTCTTCAGTCTGCTGCTAAGTCCGTCTTCGCCCCAGCTATCGAAGGTTCGTTCAAGGGTCCTAACAATACGATGTTGGTTGGTACTCTAAACGGTTCAATCAAAGTGTACTCATACTTGTGGAATCAAACCCAATCGACTGACATCGGTGGTACTGGTAACGACCAGATCCTAATCGGTTACAAGGGTGGTAACGGCGAGCAAGACGCTGGTTACTTCTACTGCCCATACGTTCCATTGATGAGCACTGGTGTTATTATGAACCCAGTGACAATGCAACCAGTGATGTCCCTAATGACACGTTATGCTAAGGCTCAGTTCACTAGCTCAGCAACGTCTCTTGGGAATTCTGCAGATTATTATGGAAAAATCACTGCAACAGGTGTTTCCTTCGCGTAATCTAACAGAGTTTTCAAACTCACCAAAAAGGCCTCGAATCGAGGCCTTTTTTGTTACCTGTTATATATGTCTCCTCACTAAGACCTGACGATTCGTATAGTCGAACGTTGATCACTATATCCCGTTTCTGTTAAGATTTATTTTTGAGTCAACCTGTCGTTTCGGACATCGATCCTCACTAAATAACTTCCTCGATTGGAATTTCTCCAATCTTCACGAACACAATCACAAAGGAAAATCAAATGGCAATAGGCAAACAAATGCTGTCGGAATCTAAGTTCTACATGGGTTACAGTAGATGGATCGACGGCGAAAGTCGCTATGAAACGTGGGAAGAGTCCGTTAGTCGAGTGATGAATATGCACCGGGAAAAGTATGCTGACAAGATGACAGCAGAGTTGGAAACTCTAATCACTTATGCAGAACAAGCGTACAAAGACAAGCTGGTACTTGGCGCCCAACGCGCTCTTCAATTCGGCGGGGACCAATTATTTAAGCACGAAGCGCGGATGTACAACTGCTCAGTCTCTCATGCTGATCGGCCTTCATTCTTCAACGAAACGATGTACCTACTGCTATGTGGCTGCGGAGTTGGATTTTCCGTTCAACGTCACCACATTGCTAAGCTCCCATCGGTTGCACGTCGGTCACAAAAGAAGGTAAAGATTTTCCAAGTCCCGGATTCAATTGAAGGTTGGGCTGATTCATTTGCAGTATTACTAAGTAGCTATTTCACAGAAGGTGCGACTCATCCAGAATATCGCGGCTGTCAAGTGCATTTCGACTTTACAAAAGTTCGTCCAAAGGGTGCTTTGATCTCTGGCGGATTCAAAGCCCCAGGACCTGATGGGCTGCGTGCTGCACTCGTTAAATGCGAAGAGATGATCGAAAACCTACTGAGAGATGCACCAGTGACCAGCATCACTAGTATCGTTGCATATGACTTTATCATGCACATGAGTGATGCAGTACTATCTGGTGGTGTCCGTCGCTCTGCTACAATTTGCGTGTTCGACAAAGACGATAACACAATGTTGAAAGCAAAGACTGGTAATTGGTTCGTGGATAATCCACAGCGTGGTCGCAGTAACAATTCTGCACTGCTAATTCGTGACGATCTAACGCGTGACGAGTGGGCCAACATTATGAAGTCTGTTAAAGACTTTGGTGAGCCTGGGTTCATTTTTGCAGACGACAAAGAGTTTATGTTTAACCCTTGTGTTGAAATTGGCATGTTGCCTGTTACTGAATCTGGTACCTCCGGCTTCCAATTCTGCAACTTAACTGAAATCAACGGCGGTCAGTGTACTACGAAAGAAATGCTCATTCGTGCATGCAAGGCAGGCGCCATTCTTGGGACACTCCAGGCTGGATACACGAATTTCAAGTATGTTTCGGCAGCTACTCGCGAAATCACTGCGCGCGAAGCTCTAATTGGGGTCTCTATCACTGGTTGGATGAATAATCCTGATATCCTATTTGACAAGCAGAATATGGTGGACGGCGCTACTCTTGTAAAAACAATCAACAAGCAAGTAGCTACACTAATCGGCATCAATCAAGCTGCTCGCACAACTTGTGTTAAACCGTCTGGCAATGCAAGTGTTGTACTTGGGACTGCGTCTGGTATTCATGGTGAACACGCACCAAAGTACTTCCGGCATGTGCAGATGAATGCTGACGACGAAGTTGCGCAGATCATCAGCAAGATCAATCCGAAGATGGTAGAAACCTCGGTTTGGTCGGCTAACGGTACAGATGTCGTGGTAGCGTTCCCGGTTATCACAAAAGTCGGGTCTAACTACAAACAAGATCTGATGGGTGTTGCACAATTGGAGTTTGTCAAACTCGCACAACAGTTCTGGGTAGAAGCTGGCACAAATGTCGAATTGTGTCGCCATCCGAAGCTGCGCCACAATGTTAGCAACACGATCTCCGTTGACAACTGGGACGAAGTCGAGCAGTATATTTTTGACAATCGTGCGCACTTCGCTGGGATTTCACTATTGAGCTCGTTTGGCGATCGTGCGTACGTACAAGCTCCGTTTGCAGAAGTGATTGATGCTAAAGCAATTCTCGAACTGTATGGTGAGGGTTCACTGTTCGCATCTGGCCTAATTGTCGAAGCCTTACACGCGTTCAACGAAAACTTGTGGATCGCTTGTGATACAGTGATGGGATATGGTTTGAAATTAGATGAAGAAAACTCATCGGATATTCTCAAGCGAGATTGGGTACGTCGAGCGAACAAATTTGCAAAGAATTACTTCAAGGGGGATTTGCAACAAATGACGTTCTGTTTGAAGGATTGTTACAATCTACACAAATGGAATAACATTGTGCATACGATCAAATCTATTGACTTTGCAAGTGATTTATCGCAGAAAAGCTTTGTTGAAGTCGACTCCCTAGCAGGTGCGGCCTGCTCAGGAGGGGTTTGCGAGCTTACCTTCTAATGTAACTCAACTAACCACCCAACTGGCAAACTCTCAGCCAGTTGGGTCCTTTTTCTTTGTCGCTACATACTTAACCAACCTCAATATTACTATGCAAATCAAACCTCTCCACGATTTTATCACCATTGAATTAGACATTCCTGCAACCGTTTCCGAAGGTGGTATTGTACTAATTCAACGCACTCCAGAAAAGGGTACCGAGACTGGTACCGTCGTTGATGTCGGCCCAGGTCTTTACGTTGATGGACGATTAGATGAGATGGTTGTTAAAGCAGGTGACAAAGTGCTGTTCAATAAAGGGACTGGCGCCCTGGTCGAACTCGACAGCAAAAAAGTGTTGTTTTTGAAGCAACGCGATATTATGGGAATTCTGCGTTAATCTGTCAGCTTTTCCCAAGCTTCATCATCTACTAAATGCATTTGGCCATCGTCTTCGATGGCCACCCATTGCCCGTCGGGGCATGATGCGTATCGTAGCTTTACTTTGATTGGCATGATGCATCCGCACGCTTTGCACATCTTTACTGAATTGAATAGTGGACACTGTTTACAGATGTTGTACCGTTCTTGTGCAATTTGCACAGTGGTGAACATACTACTGATTAGCGACATGTTAGGCTAATGACTTTACAATAGTGATTGGCATTTTACGTAAGTGCAACATACCGTTGATTAGTGAAAACTCAATCCCAGGCAAACCTACTTGCATGATACTCAACTCTTCGTCGCTAAGGGTAACCCCAATCGGCGTCACTCGGTAGTTCGTGTAGAATCGATCAAGTGCTTGGGTAAGCGACTTCGCTGGATTAGCTGCATCAATTGGATATCCTACTGATTGTAGTGTAGTTTTTCCACTGCCGCAACAACTAGACTTATTGACAAATGTAAATTTCATAATTACTCTACTAAATGTATATTTAGCGGGGGCGAAATGCCCCCTACTGACACTTTAGTACCCGAAACTTTCACAAGCCATAATCCAAGATTTGACTAAACTGCTTCGTACGATATCATCAACTGTAAACTCAACACAGGTGAAGTCCCGCATTGTTTTTGCAATCTTGATGAATTCTTGCAATCCTGAAATGTCGTGCTTCGATTTTATCAAATCGTTCTGTTTCATATCCCCCGAAAAGATGATTTTGGAACGGTAGCCAGTACGACTCATTACAGTATTCAACTCATGGAAACTCATTGATTGGCATTCGTCGACGATAATGATCGCATCATCAATGGAAATGCCACGAATAGCTGTTGTTGTAATGAAACGAGCATACCCTTGTTCTTTCAGGCGATCCCACGCGTCTGGTCTGTCGAACAACGTAGCACATATTTCCTTGTATGGCTGTTCGTAAATTTCTTGTTTTTCCTCGATGCTACCTGGCAAGAACCCTTGATCACGAGTCTGCACAGCAGAGCGAACTACGACAATATTTTTGAATGGGTTAGAACGATCGAGTACTTCACCTAGTGCCTGATATAGTGCAATAAACGTCTTGCCAGTACCAGGTGATCCAAACAATCCCATAAAGTAGTCGCCACCCTTGTATGCCTTGAAAAACGCTGCTTGATTTGCAGTGAGCGGATCGAAACTCTTTAAATGATCTAATTTGAGTTTGAGAGCATTACTTACAACTGGCTGATGCCGATTCTTGCGCTCATCGTTCTCTACATGCTCTACTCGCTTTTGCAATCCAGACGGTTGAGGTTCGTGGTATTCAACTTGACCTGTTTCGTGTAAGAGCGCTGAGTGTTTTTGTCTTTTGGTATTTGATGCCATTTACATCTTTCTTTGTTATCTTCAAACAATCATTCCGGATGCGTGACTGTTGCTTTAGACTGGAGGCTTACTGAGGTTGGATTGGGGTTGTGGCAATGAAGGTGGGGCGGGCTCCTGCTTTTGTTGGGGTTGAGCTTGTTGAGGCTTCTTACCTGGTTGGGCGTCTTTATCAATATCTATGGCAAGTTGCTTGACGGCTTTAGCGAGGTCCGTCTTAGTGGTAACAGTGCGAGTTTCCCAATGCACTAGATTTTGCTCAGTTTTTGCAAGCATGGTTGGAGCACGAGTGCCAATTTGCGCTACCTTGTCGGCTGTTTCTTTCGATGTTAAGTTAGACTTGATACCGTCGAATTCCCCCTGCTTTAGCTTGAGAACTTCGTGATATTTTGGGTTACTCAGTACCTGAAGCCCAGTGATAATCGCAGCAACGCGCTTACGTTGCTTCTCTTTGAGCTCGGTGATCTTACCAGATGTCATTGCACCAAGTACTCTCGATAAATATTGTCCTGCGTTGCTTGCCATTGGTGCTATTCCGTTTGTAGTATTTATAAACAAAAAAGGAGGAGCATTGCGCTCCTCGGTTGATTACGTTGTTAACAACTTATCGTGTAGTGATTTTGATGTATTTTTACCACCGATCGGTACCGCCTTTGACTTTTTAGCCTCTGGTACGATGCGACTTACACCAATTGTCAACATTCCATTTTCGAATGCAGCACCTACGACCTCCATATCCACTCCAAGTTGCCAGCGCCGCTCGAAAGCGCGTTGACTAATCCCACGGTGGACGTATTGCAGATCCTTATCTTCCGGTTGATCGAGTTGTTTTGCAGTCTTGACGATCAGCTGCATCTCTTCTGTGACGATTTCTATATCGTCTGATGAGTAGCCCGCAAGTGCAATTTGAATCACCCAGTTATCGTCCTTACGGATGATGTTGACTGGTGGATAGTTACCGACAAAACGTCTCACTTCAGTTGAGCGAGCGTGTTCGATTTGATTTACGATACGTTGGAAGTCGAGCATGAATAGCCCAGCGATGTCATTAGTAGTCATTATGTTCTCCTGTTAAGCAAGTATGACTTGTATGGACCCAAATAGGCATCCATAATCGTATATATTAGAGATCGTCGAGGGTGGCGCAATTTTTCACTAAATAGTTGACAATTGCACCGTACTACTGATGACTTCACAACCGTTTTTTGATGCTCCTGGTGGAATTCGCCGGGAAGGTAATGACCAAACCCTAACCTTTACCCGAACATCGCCGACGACTGGCACAGTATGTTGGGCACCAGTTTCGACTAACTGCACCCCAAGTGGCAACTATACAGGTGGCGTACTCGTTGGTAGCACATCAGCCATCGGACAATCAGAAAAGCCAAGCGACGGAACGTGTTGCTATACTGGTGACCCTACGTTATCTCAACAACTTTTTGCTGGAGATGTACTCGGTAATGCAAAAGTGCTATGGAGTAGTAACACCGATGCCCAAACTGGATGCATCGACGTTACTGGGCTGGATGGGAATTGCTCAGCATACTACTTCGCATTTT